ATCACTTCTGATAAAATAGCAATAGTTCACAACGGAGTTATATCGCAAGAAAACCCAGACACATGGAAAGCTATTTATGGATATGATTTTAAAACAAGAAATGATAGCGAAATAATATTAAGAAGCTATGAAAATAACAAACACCCATTGCACTTGACAGGCTCAATGAGTACGATAATACTAGATTTAACAACAAAACCTACAATGCTTTTTTTTAGAAACGAGCAAAGACCATTATATTATTCTACTGATGATGGCATATTTGTAGCTAGTACAAAAAATATTCTAGAAAGATCAGGCTTTGAACATATACTTAAAACAGAAAGTTGTGTGGAATATAGGATTGACGACAAATTTAACAAAGAAACTATAAGGCAAAGTAAAACGGACTTACAGTGATAGCTTTTTTAAAAGAAACAGATATACAAAACGCAATATTTAAATCGCCAAATGGTGTTAACACAAAGTTTTTACAACAAAGTCATAGTCTTTGGTATAGGTTTAACAACTATCAAAAAAATGCACCTTATGGTTTGTACAAAGATGGTAATTTAGTTAGTGTCATTTTTGCAACAACTAGCCATCAAACAAAGTATATAAATCTATATGAGATTGTAACTTTACAAGGACAAGAGGGCAAAGGATATGCTACTGATATTTGGTCGCAGTTTGTTGAATATTGGTACGATGCGGGTATGAAAAGAATAAAGCTATCTTGTACACCTAGTTCAATAACATGGCATATGAGAAATGGTCTAATTTTTTGGGCAGTTGATAAACAAGGTAGTTTAAGATCAGATCAACCATTAAAAAGGACTATAAATGAACAAGTAGATTTTAGAGAATATGCATTAACAGATCCTAGTGTAGTATTGCCTGATAAAAAAGTTAGAATGAAATTACGAGAAGAAGATGTAGAAACTTTACAACTATCAAAAAAAAAAATTTTAGAAACATATCAAGCTATAAAAAAAGTAGGAGAGTATTGGTTTAGACCATATTTATATGGATTACCGAAAAAAAAATAATAGAACTAAAGCTTTTCTACGATGGTATGCTTGGTCTTTAAAATATAAAGATTGTGATCCACCTATTTGGCTATTAAATTATTTGTTTGATAGATACGAACACAACATAGAACAAAAGCTATGGATTGCATGGATATACGGCACAACTTACCATTTACCTACTGCATGGATTATATGGAACGAATTTCCAGATTTTGAGTTAGTAGGACTTGAAAGATTAAAAAAATGGAATAACGATAACTACAAAAGACTTAGATACCAAACAGATACAAAATACAATAAAGGTTATTTACCACAACAGTTTGAGAGTTATAAGGAATGGATAGGTAACAAGCCACAACTAGATAAATTTGCAGAACTTAAAACATTTGATAATGTATGGAATAGTGTTATTAAGAATTTATATAAATTTGGAAGATATTCTACATGGTTTTATTTACAAACATTACACGAATGCGTAGGTCTTGATTTGCAACCTAGCACATTAAAACTAGATGATTATGGTGGTAGTAAATCACACAGAAATGGTTTGTGCTATGCTCTTGGACTTGATGATTGGATAGATAAAAAGCTAGATAGAACACAAACAGAACATTTAGAAACAAAAGCACAACAAATACAAAACACAATAAGAACAAAATACAAACTATCTAGCAACCCATATACTATGGAAACTGCTCTATGTTCATTTAAAAAAATATTTAGAAAAAAACAAGGTAGGTATTTAGGCTATTATCTTGATAGACAGGCTCAGGAAATATCACAAGTACAAAACGATGGTTGGTATGGAATAGAATGGGGTGTATTTTGGCAAGCAAGATCAGAAAGTTTGCACCCATCACTTTACTCAAACATACAAATAAAGCCACATTTGTATAGCCAATTTTTAGATACAGGGAGTTTTAATAGACAATTATGAAATGCGTAGCTATTGGTGGAGTTCCAGCCACAGGAAAAACTACACTTGTTAAAATGATATACGATAAAATGTCAAAAGTTAACTTTGAGTATGGTTTAGTAAAAGGACACTATGATAAATCAAACAACATAGCATTGCTAGGATTATACAATCAAAACAATACATTTCTTGGCACAGACAGACTATCTATGGGTGTAAATAAACAATTCTTACAATATATTTCAATGGTACAAAGAAACATAATTTTTGAGGGCGATAGACTATTTAGCTTGAATAACTTAATAAAACTAAACGAATTGTACGATTTAAGAATAATAATGCTAGTTAATTCTCCTGAAACACTATCAAAAAGACACAAGGACAGAAACGATACACAAACAGATAAATTTTTAAAAGGCAGAGCAACCAAGATTAAAAACATACAAGAACACTTTGGAGGCATCATAGGTAGGGTAGAAACATATACACTTACAAACTTGCAAGAAAGTGAAACATTGAGTAATAATATATACAACTGGTTAAAATCATAAAAAGGACATAATGGCTAGACCTATAAAGAAAGTTGACACACAAGCTATACAAAAATTAGCACAAATGCATTGTACTTACGAGGAAATTGCAATGTTCTGTGATGTATCTACAAAGACCTTACAACGTAGTTATGTCCACCTTATAAAAAAAGGACGTGAGATGGGCAAAATAAGTTTGAGACGAGCACAATTCGAGAAAGCGATAGGTGGTAATGTAGCTATGCAAATATGGCTGGGTAAGCAACATTTAGATCAAAGAGATAAAATTGAGAATACAAATTACAATGAACCATTACCATTAATTATAGAGGGCGATGTCAAAGAAAAAAGGTAATCTTTATGGTAAAGTCATAGAATATACTCGTACAGAGAATGGTACATCTATTGGTAGAAGACCTAAATTTAGTTCAATGAATCGCAACAAACGTAGATCGTATAAAAAATATAGAGGACAAGGTAAGTGAGCAAACGTTCTAGCTTTTATCCTAATGGAGAGTTTATACCATATCAACTGCCACAAGACTTTAGACTATCAGAAGGTAGAGGCAGTTGTGGTAATTGTGGACTATATTCAAACAAACATGGATTCTGTGGTGTGTATAGAACTAGAGGTGTAAAAGATACATACGTTTGTAATAAGTGGCGACAAAGACATTTTAAAAGATAATGGAATTAATAATTGAAGCTGATGGTGTATTTACACTAGTCAAAGTAACAAAGGATATGCTTAATCATATAAAAATTTTAGCAGATGTAGATTGTTTTAGTTTATGCGACATAATCAGAATAGAATTTACAGACTATTTGGACTACCCACTTAACAAGCATTTGATGAAAGATGGCAGTGGTTATTTTTATGGGTGTACTTGTAGATAATCTATGATATTTATTTCACATGGCTAAATACAGAGGAAGAACAGTTAAACTTAACAAGATCATGCGTGGTGATGTTAAAAAGTTTAAAGTGTTTGTTAGAAACAAAAGAACAGGAAATATCAAAAAGGTAAACTTTGGTAGTAAGACCATGTCTATAAAAAAACATATACCAGCGAGAAAAAGATCGTTTATGGCTCGTATGGGTGGAGTGCTTAAAAAAGTTCGTGGACAGAAATCTTTGAGTCCTGCATATTGGTCTTTAAGGAGTTGGCGATGAAAGTAAGTGAAAATACAAACATACAATTACCTTTAAGAAATTTAATATCTATAATAGGTGCTGTTGCACTTGGAGTATGGGCATACTTTGGTGTTATTGAAAGATTAAATACTATTGAAACAAATGGTAAATTAATGATTGCAGATGTAGAAAAAAATACAGAATTTAGAATTAAGTGGCCAAGAGGAGAAATGGGTAGCTTACCAGCAGATAGTGAACAATTTTTGTTAATTGAGGATATGATTGTAGATATAGAAAAATTAACAACTAGAGTAGATGACATGATGAACAACAAAGTAAATATAGAAAGATTAATAAAAGATGTTGATAAACTTGCAGAGCAAATGGAAATTTTAAAAGACAAGGTAAGACAAAATGGGAGTCACTAATGATTGAAGTAGTAGTAGCATTAATTTTAACTTTAAATGGATCGATAATAGAGCATGTTCATAAAGATAAAATGTCTGATTGTTTACGTTCAAAGAGAATGGCAGAAAGAGAAGTAAATCCTGAAAGAGTGGTTTTTAGTTGTAAAAAGGTAAAGGCAAAAACAGAGATATATATGGGACAAAAAAAAATATTAAAACTATTAGATTAAAATGAACAAAGTAGATGTTATAAGAGTATTAGCAGAAGATAAGACATTTGAGAACGAAGTAAAAAATAAAGGCGAAAACGATTTAGAAGTCAAAATTAAAATTTTAAAAAAAGAAATAGATACATTAAAAGCAATAATTAATTTAAAAGAAATAGAGTTAACTTCAAAAGATGATACGATTAAAGAAGTAAAAGAAGATAATAAAAAACTTGCAAGGCAAGTAGAGGATTTAAAAAAGGAAGCAAAGGATATGTTATTATATCCGTAATTATGAGTATTAAAAATGATAGACTGGTTTGTAGAAAAGATAGGCAATTTTGCCAGAAAAATATTTCATTGGTCTTGGCGAGTACAAACTCGAAGAAGAATTTACAGAAAGAAAAAATAAATGGAATTTTTTTTAACAATATTTATATGTTCAATCATAGATGGTAAAACTAACTGCATACCACCTATAACATTAGAAGAAAAATACAAAGATGGTTATGATTGCATGTTATCAGGTTATACAAAATCACACGACAAGATAGTTGAATTAGGCAGAGATGATGTTAATAAATATAAAATCTATATAAAATTTGGTTGTTATGAAGATCAATCTAACAAAGCCACAGTATCAAGTAAGCAGTTCAAATAAAAGATTTAGAGTTTTAGTATCAGGCAGAAGATTTGGAAAAACGTATTTATGCATTACTGAAATGATGAAGTATGCAACACAAGTTGGTAAAACAATTTGGTATGTAGCACCTACATTTAAAATGGCTAGAGAAATTGTATGGTTAAAACTGAAACAAATGTTATCTGACTTTAACTGGATTGAGTCCATAAATGAAACTAACTTATCTATTAAAATAAAAAAAACAGGAAGCATTATATCGCTAAAAGGTTGTGAAAATTACGATTCACTACGTGGAGTTGGTATTGATTTTTTAATACTTGATGAATTTGCTGACATTGATGAAAAAGCATGGACAGAGGTGTTAAGGGCTTCTGTTGCAGATACGCAAGGTGATGTTTTAATGTGTGGATCTCCTAAAGGCTTTGGTAATTGGTCTTACAGAATGTATGAGAAAGGCAAGAGAGATAGTGAATGGGACAGTTTTCAATATACTACTTTACAAGGTGGTATAGTACCTAAAGAAGAAATAGAACAAGCTAAACAAGACATAGATATTAGAACATTTAGACAAGAGTTTGAGGGTACATTTGAGAATTATGCTGGTGCTGTTTATTACAACTTTCATGCTGTTGACAATGTTAAAGAAAAAAATATTGACTGGCAAAAACCATTACACATAGGATTGGACTTTAACGTAGATCCAATGAGTGCCTGTATTGCACAAATTGAAAGAGACAAGATTTATTTTGTAGATGAGATAGTAATTTATTCAAGTAATACAGATGAAATGGTTCAAGAAATTAGAGATAGATATGGAACTAAAACTAGAATATTTGTTTATCCTGATCCAGCTTGTCGTCAAAGAAAAACATCAGCTGGTGGAAGAACTGATTTAACAATTTTACAGAATGCTGGTTTTAGTGTTAAGTGCAAATTAAAACATAGTCCAATTCGAGATAGGGTTAACGCAGTTAATTCGAGATTAAAATCAGCTGATGGTAAAAGATATATTTTTATCTCGCCATCTTGCAAAATTATGATAAAAGGGTTACAAAGACAAATATACAAGGAAAACACAAATATTCCTGACAAGGAAGAAGGCTACGATCATATGAATGACGCAATAGGATACTTAACAGAAATTGTAAAACCTTTAACAACAACACCTCGTGATTTTAGACCTCAAAGATGGAACATAAAGCAAAGATAGTATGGCATACTCTAGAGACCAAGCATTAGAACTACATAAAGATTATTCAGAAACTGTAAATAATTGGCAGTACTATGTTCGTAGTTACAATGGTGGTTATGACTATACACTTGGACAATATCTAAACAGATATAATTTAGAACTTGACAATGAGTTTAATCAAAGACTAGCAAACACACCTTGCGACAACCATTGTAAAAATATTATACAAATTTATTCATCATTTTTATTTAGAGTAAAAGCAAGTAGAGACTTTGGTGGTATGCAAGATGAAGCTAGTTTAGAATCGTTCTTAAAAGATGCTGATCTTGAGGGTAACAGTTTTACAACAGTAATGAAACAAGCACAAAACTATGCATCAATATATGGACATTGTTTTTTAATATTAGACAAACCAGCAGTACAAACAAATACAAAAGCAGAGGAACTAGAGCAAGAGATAAGACCATACGTATCAATGGTTACACCAGAGAATGTATTAGATTGGAACTTTGAAAGACAAGTAAATGGAAAGTACGAACTAAACTATTTAAAAATAAGAGAAGAAGTAGATAAATCTGGTGGCTCATACATGAGATTGTGGTTTCCTGATAGGGTAGATACTATTTATGTAGAGGACATAGGAACAGAGCCAACATTAATAGATACTGCCACTAATCAGATTGGCAAAATACCAGCAGTTATTTTATACAATGCAAAATCACATAAAAGAGGCATTGGTCAATCTGACCTAGTAGATATAGCAGATTTACAAAAAGCAATATACAACGAGTATTCAGAAATCGAACAATTAATAAGATTAACAAACCACCCATCATTAGTAAAAACAAATGGTGTTAATGCGAGTGCTGGTGCTGGAGCAGTTATTGAAATGCCTGACGAAATGGAGCCAAATTTAAAACCATATTTGTTGCAACCATCAGGACAAAATTTAACTGCAATTATGGAGTCAATTACAAAAAAAGTAGAATCAATAAATAGAATTGCACACACAGGAGCAGTAAGAACTACAAAACAACAAGTATCATCAGGTATCGCATTACAAACAGAATTTGAATTATTAAATGCAAGGTTATCAGAAAAAGCAGATAATTTACAATTAGCAGAAGAACAATTATTTAAACTTTATGCAGAATTTCAAAACACAACATTTGATGGCGAAATAAACTATCCTGACTCATTTAACATTAGAGATTATGCAAGTGATCTTGTTTATTTCCAACAAGCAAAGTCAATGAATATTGGATCACCTACTTTTTCTAAAGAGGTTGATAAAGAAATTGCAAGAGCAGTTGTTGATGATGATGAAAAACTATCACAAATTTTTGATGAAATAGATTCAAAAGCAGAAACAGGACAATTTACACAAGATGAGCCTGCACAAGAAGATGAAGAAGTTGAAGAAGAAGAAGTTTAATGAATGGCAGACAAAGTACAAGATTTTGCAGAGTACAGAATTAGGCAAATAGAAATTGCTGAAGCAAAATACTACGAATCATTAATAGCAACTTTAGATAAAATAGAAAAAGAAGTTGTAAGTCTTGCTGGTAGAACTTTACCCACAGATGATTTAGAAAGATTATATGATCTTAAAATTGCAGTATCTATGCAACCAAAAATTAGAGCAATACTTGAAAAGGAATATTTAGCCTGGTCAGATACAGTTGTCAGAGAGGGTTTTACAAAACAAGCTAAAAGAATCGAGAGAGCATTTAAAGGCATTGGCAATATACCAAGAGAGTTTCAGCAACTTACTAATGCAGATTTAACACTAATTACAAATTTAAAAAGACAATCATTTACACAATTCAAAGATGTTTCTAATACTTTTACAAGAAGATTAACTGAAAAAATATATCAATCTACTTTAACAAGTGTAGAATTTACAGAACTTGAAAAAGAACTAAGACAAACTATCAATGGTATATATGCTAGTGCTGATGATAAAAAGATTAATGCACTTGTTGAAGATATTAAAAAAGATGAAGTAAAAGTTCGTAGATTAGACAAAAGGACAACTCAAGGTAAGGTTGTAAGAGCAAGGCTAGATAAAAACATACAAACATTACAATCTAAATTTGCAACAGATAGAGCTGGGGAAAATATGAAAAGATATGCTGGACAAATATTAAACGATTCTTTAAGAGAGTTTGATGCACAACTAAACCTTGCAAAGTCTAAAGATGCTGGACTAACTTACGTTAAATATCAAGGCTCAAATATACCAACTACTAGAGAGTTTTGTAGGCTTGTCAGGACAGGAAAACTTGATATAAGAAGAAATGGACTTTTCACAGTTGATGAAGTCAAGAAATTATGGCGAAGATCATGGAAAGGCAAAAAAGCTGGTAATCCTTTGATAGTTCGTGGTGGTTATAATTGTCGTCATCAATGGTCATTTGTCAATCCAGATTGGTATGACAATAACGGCAAACTAAAAATATAGGAGAAAACATGTCAGAAGAAACAAAAGCAGTAGAACAATCTACTGAAACAAAACAAGAAGAAACACCTGTTGTAGAGAAAGCACCAGAGCAAACATTTACACAGGCTCAACTTGACAACATAATTAAATCAAGACTTGAGGCAGAAAAAACAAAACATCAAAGACAGCTAGACGAACAAAAGAAAAAAGATGATGAGTTGTTAAAAGAAAAGCAATTACAAGATGCTAAGACAAAAGCTGAAATAGAAAAGCTTATGAAAGAAAGAATAGCAGAAAAAGATCAAGAGTTAATCAATATGAAAAATATGATTAAAAAAGAAAAGATTGATAATTCTGTTATGTCAGTAGCTTCTAAAATGAATGCAGTTAACCCTCAACAAATTGTAGAGTTAATGAAAAACAATATTAAATTATCAGATGATAATCGTATTGAAATACTTGATAAACATAGTAATATTAGGTATAACGATAAAGGAGAACTACTTACGATTGAAGAATCTGTAAAAGAGTTTTTAGATACTAACCCACATTTCTCGAAAGGGTCATTGTCTGGATCAGGGAGCCAGAGTAGTGTCGAAGGTAAAACTGTAAAACCATTTAATATTCAGGACTTAGATATGAGTAAGCCAGAAGATCGAGCAAAATATGCAGAATATCGCAAAGCACGAGACTCAAAACCTACTCAAATAAATTTAACAAATAACAAATAATAGGTAAATAAAATGGCAAATGAAACAACATCGTCAACGCTCTCGGAATTATACACAGAGATCGTTGCAGAGGCATTGTTCGTAGCAAGTGAAGTTTCTACAATGAGACCACTTGTAAAGAACTATGCTATAAGCGGTGGTGGAAAGTCAGTTGAAGTTCCGATCTATGCGGCAGTTTCTGCGGCGGCTGTATCAGAAGCATCTGATTTATCTAACACAGCAATCAATCCAACATCAGTAACAATTACTGCGTCAGAAAATGGTATCATGACTACATTAACAGACATGGCTAGAAATTCTGCTCCAAGAAATGTAGCGGCTGACATTGGTAAATTGTTTGGTGAAGCGATTGCAAAAAAAATAGACACAGACTTAACTGCATTATTTGATGGATTTTCAACATCTGTCGGTAGTACTGGTGCAGAAGTTACTGTTGATACACTTTTCAAAGCATCAGCAACTTTAAGACAAAGTGCAGTACCATCAGGTTACTCTTGTGTTCTTAACCCAAAAGTAGCTTACAATGTTAAAAAAGCATTGACTAATACTTTCGTAAATCCAAATCCTAATGACTTGACTAACGAAGCATTAAGAACAGGATACATCGGAAATATTGGTGGAGCTAGAATCTTTGAAACTTCAAATGTAGACGGAACAACTGATACAGATAACTGTAAAGGTGGTATGTTCCATCAAGACGCATTAGGTTTAGCTATGATGCAAGACCTAAAAATTGAAACTCAAAGAGATGCATCTTTAAGAGCAGATGAAATTGTAGCAACTTCTGTATATGGAGTTGGTGAATTACATGATTCTTATGGTGTAGAAATAAATGGTGAGTCAGTTATCAACTAATAACTACTTTTCTATGGCGGAGAAATCCGCCATAGGATATAAGGAGATATTATGGATATAGAATTAACAAATGGTAAAAAAACTATTGTTAGAAGTAAAGAACAATATGAAGCAAATATAAATCATTTTGCTCTTAGAGGCTTTAAACCTGTCAGCAAAGCAAAACAAACAACTGAAAAAATAGTCGAACTTAAACCAAAAAAAAAAACGAGGAAAAAAAAATGATGCAGTTAAAAAAATATTTTAAACTTGCTAAAGAGAATAAAAAAGTCACTATGGGTGCAATCATAGTAATTGCAATATTATTAACTTGGATATTCTAACATGGCAAACTACACAGGTGCAAATGTAATAAATGCTGGTGATGTATCTAACTATCAAGCAGATATATACGAGTTTGGCTTTTCATCTACATCTTCTGAGGTAACATTTTTTATAGCACAAACAACGAATGATATTTTAAGAGAATTACGTATTCGTTGGTGGCCAGTTTATAAAACTAACGTTTATACAGATATAACTGTTTTGAACACAGCAGAAATGGTTGACACTAAAGTAAATCTTGATCAATTTAAAAGGGCTGGTGCATTCTTATTTTTATATAAGTTTTTTCTACCAACAATAACAAAGTTTAGACCAGAGGCAGATAAAGATAGATTTGAAAGAATGATCGAGTTTTACAGAGGAGAATTTAATAATGAGTTTCAAGCTATTTTAGAAGATGGTGTAGAATATGACTCAGATCAAAGTGGCACAATTTCTGTAAATGAAAGAGAATCTTTACATGGAAGTAGAAGATTAACTAGATAATGTTAAGTGCAAGAGTTACCTCTAATTTACCAAAGGTTAGAAAAAGATATAATAATTTTTTTAGAAGATTTCCAAATATAGTTACTAAAGGTTTAGAACAAGCTGGTGTACAATTAAAAGAAATTATTCTTGATAGGACTAACAGAGGTTTTGATTTTAATAAAAGAAAATTTGTACCTTACAGTCCATCTTATTCAGAAGAAAAAGGTAAAACAGTAGTTAATTTACAAGATACAAATAGAATGTTACAATCTATTGATAGTAAATTAAAAAGTAAAAACAAAGTACAACTTTTTTTTAGAAGTCAAACAGAGGCAAGAAAAGCATTGTTTCATCAAAAAGGACTAGGTAAACTACCTGAAAGAAAGTTTTTTGCATTTAATTTAAAAACAGAAAAGCTTATAAGAAAAACATTTGAAGATTTTATGAAAAAAGAAATTAAAAGGTTAAAGATATGAGCAAGAGAGAAGATATAGCTAGTCATATTGTTACCACAATTTTAGCAATTTCTAGTCCAAGTATTAAAAAATGTACAAGACAACCATTTCCATTAGAAGAACTAGCTGAATCACAATATCCAGCAGTACTTGTACAAACACAAGAAGAAACAAAAGAAGATCAAGAATTAGGTGATGGTGCTAAAACAAGAATAGCTACATTAGAATTTTTAATTACAGGATATGTAAAAGGTGTAGAAAGTAATATAGATACTGCAAGAAATAATTTAGCAAGTGCCATTGAAACGCAACTTGAATCTGATATAACAAGAAACAATAAAGCATTAGACACAGAAGTCATAAGTTTAGAAACTGATGCTGGTACACTTTTCCCATACGGTGCTATCAGTATGGTTGTTAGAGTGATTTATGAACACGAAAGTGCAACACCATAGGAGACAAAATGGCTGATAAAAATTTAGAGAAAATAGAAAAAAAATTAGACAAAATTGAAGAACTTACACAAGACATCCGAGAATTGATTGAAAAACATAGAGAATATGATAACGACAATGTTGTTGACGATGAAGATGATCAATGGGAAGATGACGAAGATATTGACGAAGAAGAAGAAAGATAGTAAAAAGC